CTGCGCCGTGTTGGTGACTGTTACCTCGTAATAATCAGTCAAACCAACCGCAGTGTCGAACCACTCCATGCACATAGAATGGAATCCGGTAGAACCCACGCTGGCCGGGAAAGAGGTGTAAACCGGGGTTCCATTCTTTTGGATGCGAAACGTGACAGTGGCCGTTCCGGCAGTGGACTTGATGTTCAGGCAGCTAGATATGCGGTATTGACCGCTTGTCTGCGCCGTGTACCGCCCGTTTGCTGAAGTGAATCCGGCTGCGGTGTCGATTCCAGAGTATCCAGCCGCTGGATACGTGGTTGCATTGAAAGGATTGCTAGTGGTTCCAGTTAACGAAAACGGAGCTGTCAGGCTTCCGGATGAACCTGAAACCTGCCTGGTGAATGTGGCTGTCGGCGTGGTTGCCGCTGGTGCCGCGATGGTGATTGAACCGGCCCCGTTGGTAATGGTGATTCCAGACCCAGCCGTGATGGTTGTGACAACGTATCCAGATCCATTTCCGATAGGAATTGCTCCGTTTGCCGGAACCGTGGTGACCCCGGTTCCACCTTTTGCTATTGGCAGGGTTCCGGAGATGTCGCCAACCGGAATTACCGAAACCGTCGAAACAGCACCAGCACCGCCCGATCCGGCAGTCTTCACGTATCCAGCCGAAAACGAACTGAGGGCAATTTCAGCCGAAAGCCCAGCATCTGGAATTGTTGTAACGTAAAGGGCGGAATTGGGTGCCCCCGAAGACCCCGCCGCACCGGCTGCCCCAACGGCTCCGGAAACGGCCACAAGAGTCCCAGCCGAAATATCGGTTGCAGGTGCCGTGTTGGGCACAGCAAGGATGCCGGAAGATGGGTTCTTGAGGGTCAGCGTATCTCCAATCTTGGACATCACCTGGAAATACCCGGCCCCTGTAATGGCAACCCAAATCTGCCCGGTGGCCGAAGTGGGAATCGGATCTCCATCAACGACGGAGCAGCTTGCGGTCGATCCCAACGCCGGGATGGTAAACTTGGCGGCCAGCGTCGTGTAGGCGTTGTCCCCATTGGTGCCGTTGGTGCCGTTGGCTCCCGCCGGCCCCTGCGGGCCCGGAACATTCACCGTGACCGGCGTGTCAGAACACGGGGTGCAGCATCCAGAGGATGGAAGAAGTTCTTGGGACATCTTTAACCTTTGCCATAAAGTCAAGACGCTGCTCTGCTTAATCAAGGACAAATCATGTCAGACGAACAAGTTGAACCGCAGATTTTCGAGCACAAATACGGAATCCGCCTTCCCATCAAGGTTCCGGACCTGGAACTGGAACTGTACTGCTTCCGGAACCGCCTCCAGCCGAAGGACGGGGGCTTGGGGACATTTTCCCACGGCAAGAAGGCAATCGGGATGCTGTGGCCCAACCTGTCATGGAATCCGTGGTTGGAGGATCAGTTGGAATCCCTTTGTGACGACGACTACGTTGGGTGGGCCGGATGCGGTGCCTCTGGGAAAACCTTTGGTGCAACCCTGTTTGCGATGCTTTGGTGGGTGTCAAAGCCGACCTCCAGCGCGGTGGTGCTGACATCCACGACCGCGAAGATGATCCGCAAACGTATGTGGGCCAACTTGCAGGAGCTTTACCGGAAAGCCCCCGGCTACCCCGGAAACATGGTGGATTCAAAGATGTCCTTGCAGGCGGTAAAGGGCGACGACCGGCACTCGATCAGCGCAATCGCTGTGGCTGAAGGAAATACCGCGAAGGCTGTTGCCAACATCCAAGGTATCCATGCCGAACGGGTGATGGTAGTGATCGACGAGGCCACCGACACCCCGGAAGCGGCCTTCGAGGCTTGCACGAACCTTTCCAAAGGCTGCAAGGAGTTCAAGATGCTGGTGATCGGGAATCCGGCGTCCAAATTTGATCCGCACGGCAAATTTTGCACACCTGACAAGGGGTGGCGATCCGTAACCATCGAAGATACGCAATGGATCACCCAGCGCGGAGTGTGCGTGCGGTTTGACGGAACAAAGTCACCCAACATCATCGAGGGGCGCACCAAGTACAAGTACCTGATTACAAGGGAGCAGGTTGACGCCGCGATTCGACATGAAGGCGAGCAAAGCCCCACGTTCTGGAAGTACACCCGTGGGTTCTGGGCCCCTGACGGGATGGTCAAGACGGTGCTTTCCGAATCGCTTATTGAAACCCATCGCCCCATGCGAGGAATCGTGTTCAAGGACAGGTTCCGGCGCATAGCGGGGCTGGATCCGGCGTTTGGTGGGGACCGATGTATCCTCCGGTTCGCCAAACTCGGCGAATCCGTTGAGAACAAGCAGTGCATCCTGTTCGACGACATTGTTCACATTTCGGTGAACGCGAATCTAAGCGACCCTGTTCACTACCAGATTGCCGCACGGGTTAAACAGGAATGCCTCTCAAGGGGCGTTTCGCCGCAGGACTTTGCAATGGACGCATCCGGCGAAGGGGGAGGCTTGGCCGACATTCTGACCCGTGAATGGGGCCCGATGCACCGCGTTGAGTTCGGCGGCGTTCCTTCGATCCTGCCAGTCTCGGAAGAGGATACGAAGCCGTGTAATGAAGCCTACGACCGGAAGGTGACCGAGCTTTGGTTTTCGATGCGCCGATGGGTGATTGAGGAGCGGATTGGAGGCGTAGATTTGCCAACGCTTCAGGAGTTCTGTGCCCGGATGTTTGACGACACGAAAAGGAAGATCGCCGTCGAGCCTAAATCGGTAATGAAACTGCGGACAAACAAGTCACCCGACCTTGCCGACGCCGCCGTGATTGTGTTGGATTTGGCTCGCAAGACGGCGGATCCGGGCTCTAATTCCGGTCGTCTGGACGCCGTTTGGGAGCGACTCGTCCGGGAATCCGATTCATTGTATCACGAAACCCAGGAATGACATGACGAAGTACAAATTGGTCAACGACCACAAAACTCCTGCCGGGGGATGGCGGTATCGGGTTCCGGAAACAGGCTACTTGGTCAAGGGCGGCTCCTTTGTCCAACTTAACCTGTTTGTACGCAACCATTACGTAGCCAACTCGAAGCCAGTTCCGGCAAACCTTGAGGAGTTGTTGGTTGAGTTCATGTGCAAGAACGGCGCGGACTGTGAGTATGACGAAGTCCCGGTCAACTCCATGAGGCGCGGGAAATCCCTTGAAATCAGTGACGTGGTCAGGTTCACGGGAAGCCTTCTTCACCTGTACGCAACCGGGGGGAAGGTCGATCAGGCGGAGGCTAATCGCAGGGCATCCATTTGCGCTGGTTGTCCGCACAATGTGGAAACGTCCGGTTGCTTTGGCTGCAACTCGGCCCCATTGAAGCGAATCGTCCAATCTTTGGTCCAACACGGCACTACGCCCGTCGATGAACAGTTGAAGGCGTGCGAGTTCTGTGGCTGTTTGACCAGAAGTATAGTCTGGTTTCCGATTGAAACGCTTTCACGGTTCACCAATTCTGAGGAAAACAACGCTTTACCAGCACACTGCTGGAAAAAAACACCATGACTGGAACGATGACGCAGATTCCGCTGGAGACGATCTCGGCCAGCGGAAAGCCGCCAGAAACGAGGCTGCAAGACGCCCAGTCAGCGCGAGACATTCTGACGAAGCTAGTTACCGCCGACCAACTCCGGAACGAGACGCGGGCCAAGCTGCGGGGGTTGGTTGACGGTAATCCGCCATACAACCCTGCGGAACTGCGGAAAAACAATCAGTCGTACCGAACCAACGTCAACTTCCGGGATTCCGAGGCGTTCCTGATGACGGCACAATCGGCGTTTTATGACGTGTTCGCCGAGGTGCCCACATACGCGACGGTTCACACTGATTTCGGAACCGATCCGGACAAGAAGGACGAGTGGTCGAAGATCATCACCGAAGAGTTCGACCGCTTGCAGAAGCAGGACCGCGATTTCGATTACCTAATGCAGCTCTCCCAGCGGGAGATGGTGCTGATCGGATGCGGCCCCATGATATTCGAGGATGCCACCGATTGGCGCTGCAAGTCCATCATGGCGGGAGACCTGTTGGTCCCGGACGGAACCAAGTCCAACGTCTCGGACTGGAAGGTGGCTTGCGTACGGGTCCGCATGGGCGTGGACGACATGTACGAGAAGATCCGCGACAGCGAGGCTGCCTCGGCGGTTGGTTGGGATGTCAAGGCCGTTCAGGCCAGTATCCGTCAAGCGATGCCCGAACCCTACCGCTCCGGACAACAGTACAACTGGGAATGGTTCCAGCAGCAGCTTCGGACAAATGACATCAGTTACACGGCGCGTTGCGACGTGATCCTGTTGACCCACGTTTTCTACCGGGAATTCGACGGGAAGATCAGTCACGCGATCATCGACGAACGTGGCGGGGATCAGTTCCTGTATCGGAAAATTGGCCGATTCAATCGGTGGGAACAGGTGATTCACCCCATGTATTACGACCGTGGCGACGGGCAGCATTACGGCGTGAAGGGGCTTGGCATCAAGATGCTGAGGGCGATGGAACTGAAGAACCGGCTCCGTTGTGCTATGGTCGATGCGGCATTCGCACGATCACAGATCCTGTTCAAGCCGCTCAATCCTAACGCCCTGAACAAGACCAGCGTGGTACAGCAGGGGCCATACGCCATCGTCCCCCCGGATTACGACGTGGTTCAACAGAACATTTCGGGCGTTCTTGACGCTCCAATGGCGGTCAACGCCGACATTGAAGGGGTGTTGCAGAACAACCTTTCGCAGTATCGCCAGACGCTGAACAAGCCTGAGGGCAACCCGCGCACCGCCACCGAAATCCAGGCCATCATTGCCCAGCAGAGCGCAATCGGCAAAACCCAGCTTTCACGGTATTACACCCAACTCGATTCTTTCTTTGAGGAGCGTTTCAAACGCGCATCGAACCAATCACTTACTCCAACCACCCGGTCGGAACGCGAGGCGCTCGAATTCCAGCGCCGATGCTTTGAGCGCGGCGTTCCCAAGGAAGCCTTGGTGAAGGTGGATCTGGTTCAGGCAACCCGCACGGTCGGCCAAGGCTCGCAATTCGCGAAGCAGCAGTTGCTTGGCAACCTGCTCGGACTCTTGGGGACGCTTCCGGAAAGCGGCAAGATGAACCTCCTGAAAGACTACGTTGCTGCACAGGTCGGACAGCAGATGGTGGACCGCTACCTGCCCGTAAGCCAGCCGTCTGCGCGTGAACAGGACCAGGCCGCGCTTGCGGTCCTTGAGCACACGTCGCTGAAGCAGGGCAACGTCGCCGTGGTGACGGATACGCAGGATCACACGGTACACCTGAACACCCACATCGGTGCCGCAAACGCGGCGGCGGCGTCATTGCAGCAAGGAGGAAATCCGCAGGAAATTGCACTTTTCCTGCAAGGGATCACGATGCATTCTCAGGGCCATCTGGAGCGGTTGCAGGCGAACCCGGCGAATGCGGACATGGTGAAACAGTATGTCGCGCAGCTTCGTGAGGTTCAGCAGGTGACCGTTGAGCTTGGGCGCATGATTGAAGAGCAAATGCAGTCGGCTCAGGCACAGCAGCGTGTTCAGGCGATTCAATCCGGCATGGATCCCGAAACCATGATCCTGAATGCGGAGACGCAGGCGGCGATCCAGCGGGACAACGCGCAAGCGTTGGCGAAGATTCAGCGGGACAACGCCAAGGCGGAGGCCGACATCGTGCGGAAGACGGCAAAGACAACGTCGGACATCAATCGCAGCAACGCGCAGGCGGAATCCCAGATGATGCGCCAATAAAACATCAATTTGGTTCGGAAAACGGTTCAACACATTGGTTCCATGACTCACATTCAACTCGCGGAGACATTCATTTCGACCCAGCTTCCACAAATGGGCGGCTGGTGCGACCAACGCAAGGCCATTGAACTTTCCAAGCTGGTCCTTGAACAAAAGCCGCAGAAAATCGCCGACATCGGCGTTTTCGAAGGCAAATCAACACTCGCGCTGGCCTACGCCTGCAAGCTCAACGGTTCCGGCGTCGTGTACGCCGTGGATTCGTGGTGCAAGACCGACTGTGTGGAGACCGAATCGTCCGCAAACGCCGAATGGTGGTCGGCATTGGACCTCGACGGTCATTACGAGAGCTTTGTCCGCCACATGGTACGCGCTGAAGTGGTCCGGCAGATCAACGTGTGCCGCATGACATCACGGCAGGCGTCCTACGTACTGCCCGACTTGGACATGGTCCACATTGACGCCAATCATGCCGAGTGGCCGAGCACCAGTGACGTGGTTCAGTGGCTTCCGAAGGTCAAGACTGGCGGCATCATCGTCTTGGACGACGTGAATTGGGAGAGCACGCAAACGGCGGTGAAGTTTGCCGAGAAGTTCTGCACGAAAATCGCCCGGTTCGACCTGTCGGAATCCTGTTTTGCCATCTACCGGAAGGAAAAATGAATATCCCAACCATTGTGCTGACCAGCAGCGGGTCAGACAGGTCTGGGATCTACCACAAGAACCTGTCTGATGCCGGAATCACAAACTACCGCGTCTTTTGCGGAGTCAACGGCAAAAAATCGGGGCTGAAGGCTTCGATTCCATACGAAATCGACAATCCTGGATCCGGATACACCATCGACGCCAAGCACATTGGGTGTTCGTTGAGCCACTGGATGCTGTGGAAAGCGTTGGACTTTGGTGAATGCGGCACACCTTTCTGGATGGTTGTGGAGGACGATGTCGTTTTCCGGGAAAACTGGAGGGAACGTGTTGAAAAGGCGCTGGAAACCGTGCCGCCTGGATGGGACATGATCTACCCTGGATCGTGCTGCACCATTGGCCGACGCGGGAAGGAGGTTGGGGACGGTCTTTTTGAGGGGGTGCCGCTGTGTACGCACTGTTACATCGTTCACCGCAGGGCATTGCCGACGCTGATCTCAACAAACGAGGAGGTGTGGGCCCCAATCGACCTCCAAATCCAATTCAAAACAGCCCACCTGCTGAAATCTTACATCCTTTTCCCGCGTGTTGCGGATCAATATGGGACTGAAATCCACGATTGAACGAATCAAGCGGTCATTCCGAAGAAAGCTGAGGCGATTTGCATTTGATGGCTGGACGGAAACGCGGCTTTTGGAGGCGATTGAAACCCTGAAACATGAGCACGAACTGCATCTGCGGTCTGCAAGGAAGGACATCATGGACTTGGCAGAAGAATTCCGTAAGAGCGCACGATTGGTGGCAGAACTGATGAAATTTGCCCCGAAACAGATACCGCCAATCGGGCAACAGACGCTCTGGGAGACAGGCATCGTCGGTCTTCCGAGCCATCCCGATTACACGTACTTCAATCCCGCCATTACAAAGGCCCCGGATGGCAGGGTTTTGATGTTCACCCGCCGCTGCAAGGACAAGCGCAGGGAGGACTCCGACTATTTCCGAGAGAAGAACGACATTGTCGTGTTCGATTTGGACGAGAAAACCATGCGGGCCACCTCGATGACCCCCTTGGGTCTGCGAAAGCAGGAACCGATGGAGCAGTTTGAGGATCCACGAATCATCCGATTCGGAAACGGATACGGGCTTTCCTGCTGCGCCTTTGTCCAAGGAAGGAGCTACGCGCACCAATCCCTGTTCCTGCTGGATGAAAACTTCAACTGCGTCAACCGTTACGACCCGATCTACGGGCACAACATGGCTCAGGCAATGGGCAATTCGGGGCACGAAAAGAACTGGCTCTGGTTTTCCCACGATGGATCCCCGCACATGATCTACTCGGCATCACCGCACAAGGTGATCCAGATGGATGGCCTGCTGAACCCGGTCAAAGAATTTGAAACGAACGTGTTCGATCAGCATTGGAAGTACGGCGAGGTGCGTGGTGGAACCAACCCGATCCGCGTCGATGACGTGTTCTGGACCTTCTTCCATTCCAGCGTGAAGTGGGCCGTCCACAAGCGGAGGTATTTCCTGGGAGCCTACGCCTTTGAGGCAAAGCCGCCGTTCCGCATCGTCCGATTCACCGGCATCCCGTTGCTGACCGGCACAAGCGCCGAACACTGGTGGCCCGGACTTCCAGAGGTGGTTTTCCCATGCGGAGCCTATTTTGATGGCGACAACAAACAGTTTGTCGTATCCTATGGCGTCAACGATGTCCTTTGTGGCTACTTGAAGATTCCGCTTACGGACCTTGAATCCGCAAGCAAGCAGCTTCGGTATCCAATGGACATCGTCAGCGAGGAAAGACGCAAATCAATCGAGTACGGCGAAGACCTTGTCCCGCCGTTTCACAAACAGAAAAAGGAGAACTCCAGATATGATCGACTGGTTCAGAGGCTTGAAGTGGAACAGAAACTACTTGCGGAGGGTTCCGCAGGTGAACGCGAAGGAGTGGTTTGAGGATGGCCAGAACGCCATTCTTCGCTCCAAACTCAACGACCCGGAAATAGTAATGGCAATGCGTATCGTCGCCGACTCAATCCCCATCCCGATGCCCGCAGCAAACAGCAAGGAAAGCGACATCATCTTCGCCGCCGGCGTTTCGCTCGGCTACTCGATGGCGTTGGATAACCTGCGCCGTCTTGCCGCCGCCCCGAAAGACGAAGAGCCCGAAGCCCGTTTTGCGGCTGTGGAGGAATAAAACATGGACGAACCCATCAACAGCCCGGTTGTGAAGGGCGACAAGACGCCCGAATTCGGCAACTCGCTTCTGGACGCATTCAAGCGCCTGGAGGCCAAGGAATCGCCTGCGCCCGCGCCTGATCCGCAGGCTGCACAGAAACAACAGGAGCAACAGAAACCTCCCGCCAAGGCTGATCCTGCTCCGCCAACTCCGCCTGATACCAAGAAGCCCTTGGACATCCCGAAGCGTGAGCAACAGCCCGCGCAGGATCCGGAGGTTCCCAAGACCATCAAGTCCACCAAGGCGGCAGACGACTTCAAGGCGATCAAGGCCGAACGCGACGCGCTCGCCAAGCAGATCGAGGACTTGAAGAAGTCTCCTGCCGCGAACGATTACGAGGCGAAGCTGAAGGCGCTTCAGGAGGAACGCGACCAGTTCAGTGAAAAGCTGAAGCTGCTCGACATCGAACGGCACCCAGAGTTCGTCAAGAAATACGAGACCAAGCTGGGGCAGATCAACGAATCCATCCGCAGTGTTGTCGGCACCGACGCCACCAAGCTGGATTCACTCCTGAAACAGCCTGATTCCGACTATCGCAACCAGCAGATCGACGAGATCGTGGAGTCTTTGACCCCGGCCAAGCGGGCGAAGCTCGGTGCCCTGCTCGTTCAGCAGGAACAGTTGCAACAGGAGCGTGGCGCTGAAATCGAATCCGCCAAGAAGGACTACGACCGCACCGTCGCCCGCTACCGCGAGGACGCCACCCGCAAGGATCAGGAAGCAGTCCGCCGCGCCGAAGCGACATGGCAATCCGTTGCCAAGCTGGCCCCGGAATTGGAAGTTTTCCAGCCCGTCGAAGGCGATCCGAAATCCACTGAGGACATCAACCAGAGCCTCCAGTTGGCCAAGGACATCTTTGCCGGGAACAACAGCGAGGAAGACTTGGCGAAGGCCGCTCTTTGGGCCGTTGCGGCACCGCGTTACCGCCAAGCGTTGTACGCTCAGATCGAGGTCAACAAGCGGTTGCAGGCCGAGCTTTCCAAGTTCAAGGGGGCCCAACCCGGCATTGAAAGCAAGGCGACCAGCCAGAAGTCTCCCGCCCAGGAGCCAAACGCGAAGTCGGACGACTTCATAAAGAGCGTGATGTCGAAGATCCGCTGAAAGGATCCTGAAACAACAAAGCCCGGTTCACGCCGGGCTTTTATTCTTTCGGCAGGGCGTACCAACCGGCTGGGATCGTCACACGGTTTTGCGACCGCACCGACTTGCCCTCGGAATCAAGAACGAAGACCCTGGCCTTCACCGGCTCGGCAAGCCGAACCGGCTCACCGTGTGGAACCAGGATCACCCGGCTGGCGCACCCGCCCAGACTCATGGCGATCAATGATCCGCCGCAAGTCGTCACGAAGTTTCGCCTGAGATTTCGCATCTTCAGACCGGGTGTCGGATTGGGCGATACCCTGAAGCCACTTAAAGATGGCCGTCAGGATTTGCTCAATCCAGTTCACTTGTCAGTAGACGGGGCGTCTTTGGCGAGGATGAGGCCGACACCGGCGCTGATCGCAGCGATGGTCATCGTCAGATTGAACTCGGTCTTGGGATCTCCGTCAAAGATGGCGGTCAACGCGCCACCAACAGCAACCAAGATAGCTCCGACTCCAGCAAGAGTTGTCTTCCAGTTTTTCATACGAATCAGTTCTTAAGTTTAGAATTGGAACGAATCAAGCGCCAAAGCATGACGCCCGCGATGCAGCACCCGAAGATGGCCGACAGGCTGGAAGCGATCTCACCAAGCGGCTTCAGCCATCCCAAAAGGACGGAAAGCACACTGGCGAGGCCCCCGACCCCGGCTGCCGCTTCATCGCTCATTCGCGGATGGTTGGAGGACGCATTCATACTTGCAACCTCAAAGGCGCGTAAGGGCTGTTTTCTTAGGGACTATTGGTCATCGACGCAGCAGCGGCTGCCCTAAACTCGACGAGTGCCGCCGTCATCGACGGAACAGCATTGGTGATCTGTGTCCACGTCATGGACACCGTTTTGAACGGGTCTTGCTTGGCGACTTGACCATCAACGCGGGTCACGGTTTCGTAGGTGACTTCCGCCATCACGTCTCCGGTGTCCCGGTTGAAGACGAACACGACCAGTCTTGGTTCGCGTGCGACTATTTTGGTGACGGTCTCGGTAGAGACCACGACTGCCGTTGAAGGCACGTTGTTGGTATCCGCAACAAGCGTTGCGGCCATGATTGCGGACAATACGATACGTTTCATTGTTAATAGTGATTTTTCCACGTTCCCGAAGAGTAAGTCTGTGAAACACCTGTCGATCCATCGGTGGCTGTGCAGTCGGTACAAAAGACCACAAGGCCAGTTGCCGGCGACCCGATTGCATTTCGTTGAACTGTGGTCATTCGCGGAGGTAGAAATCCCTGCGTAGTAGATGTAACCGTAAAAGCCGACGAAGATACAAGTGACGCTGTTGCGGACGGTGACCAAACAGCGCCCGCTGACGAAAAAATGCCAGTGTTAATAACGGCTTGTGAAGTCGATCCAGATGCCAATGCTTGAGATGTCCATATCTGGACTGGTCCTGGAGTACCCGCACCAGTACCAAGGCCGCCAAGAAGGCGCAAAGAACTGCCTGCCGTATCTGTTCCTGTGGCCGGTTCAGGACTGAGTCCGAGAATATTCGCTCCGGTAGTACCAAAATCTTTACCAGCCCAAAGAACTACTATGTCGCCATTCTCAACTGCACGCAGCACAGAACTTCCAGTCACGTCATTGTAAAACACTGGGCCACCATACGCCGAACCCATGCTTGCTGCGTAGCCTGACGAAGCATTGATTGCCTTAAAAGCCCCCTGGGCTCCAGAAGCTGATACGGTAACCGCATTTGTAGTAGATAAACCAGTAGAAGAAAGGCGGAACGTCTCATAGCCGCCAATAGCATAACCAATAGAAGTAGTTGTAGGGAAAAACCAATTATCAAACGCATTGGCAATAGTTGTCATCTCGTTACGAGATGCGCCAAAGCGCACAGACGGCGTACCAACAGACTTAACGAGGGTTACATTGGCGATTGTGCCAGCAGTAAGCTGATCGCTTTGAACCTCAGAAGACGCCGCAAGATCAGTCAATACACCGATGTTCGGAATTGCTGGATTTGCTGCATTGTTATTGATGTAGGTCCAAGTCTTTCGTACGTCCATGTATCCAATGTTTGCATTCATTGCAACTGACGACTTGAGCCCGAATGTAGTGTGGCCCGTCGTTGGAAGCTGCACTTGCTCTGCGCCTGATGTAATAAACAAAGGACGAACACGGAATCCATTTGCGCCAAATGCTTGGCCAGAAATAGCAGAAGTACCGTCAACCCAATAGCCACCAACAAGCACATTGTCAGTCAACAGCGTGTCATATTGAACACCCCAAGACGTTGCTTGAATGACACCAACAATCGCCGAATCCATTGTCATGGCCGTGAACAAATCTAAATACCCGGGCATGTACACACCAAACGCCGTGCGCCTGTACAAATTGTTGACAAAAGTTGTTGGAGCAGGGGGAAGTGCGTAATCGCGATTGTAATAGCACTGCCAGTAGCTGCTCTGCCACAAAGAATCACTAGTGGCTCCGGGCCTGTAATTGGCCAAGCAGGCAAACTGACTGCCTGTAATGTTGATATCAATTCCAGTGGTAAATCCACTTATCATGTTTATGCCGACATGAAAGTTAGAAATCCGCAGTCGCGTTAAACGAGACCAGCCTGTTCCTTCATGCTGAATACCCGTATTTCCCGCCGGAGCAAACACCGCAGAATATCCCGTCCAACCATTGGTTGTCGTCAACGGAGAAAAAATCACTTTATCCGACGTGGTTAAAGACGATCCGCCAACTGTTGCATACCAATCCGTACCACTCCGAAGCGTCACTACTCCAGTTGTATGATCAACGGTCTGCACCCAACCGCTGCCCAGATAGTAACCCTCGGTCGTGTAAAAAAAGCAATGGCTGTAATACGGATAGACTGCGCCAGCAGCATTGTAGGTTGGCAAATCGTTGGTCGCCACTGTAAATGACAGGCGTGATCCAACTGCGGAGATCGCAACCTTGCCAGATGCGTTAGCTTCCTTTCGGCCTAAAATCCACAAGTCGTGAATGTGCGGTTTAGTGTATGTTACGGCCGAACCTTCGGGTGAAATGCGAATAAGAGGAGCTGTAGTGCCTGAAATTTGATACAACACAGTGCCGTTATTGGGATTGCTTTGCAATGGCGAAACCCCGCAAAATTCAGCAAGATTTGTAATGGAAAGACTGGATACCGCATACGTTCCAGAAGGCAGAAAAACAATCGCAGTACTCTTATCTACTGCATTGCGTGGCCCGTATGTTGGTGCAGACGCAAAGTTAATAGCGGCTTGTATTGCAGTGGTTGAATTGTTTGCGCCCGAAGCATCTGCGCCAAACCAAAGCGGATTTACAATTCCACCAGACCAAAGTCTCTTCATCCGCTGACCGGCGGCTGTGACAAAAATCATGCCTCCATCGCTTGCTGACGTTGTGTCAGATCCATCTAGGAAAAACTGCCCACCGCCACCGTCGCCGTTTGCAGAATATCCACCTACGGATATGATCGAGCCAGCAGGAACCGCCGTCAAAGCAACAAGCTCTGCGACCGTACCAACTTCAAGTGTTACACCAGCACCCGCTACCGTTAAGTTGGTCTTAACAGTGAAGTTGTTGACCGTTTGTTGCGCCAACGCTGCGACGCATGTCAGCAGCGCAAAAAGGAAGATTTTCATGTTCAGATCCAACCAGTGTTTCCAGTTCCAGAACCCTTGATGTACTGAATCGGCGCAGATGGCGTTGTCAAATCGAAGTAGATGGAACCCGGATTCGCCGTCTGCACGCCCTCGGGACTCCCGATACCAACATAAATCTGAATGCCGGTCGGCGTAATCGCGCCAGCACCAGCAATGCGCGAAAGCAACGCGAGCTTGATCAACTCGCGCTCCCACGGACTGCGGCACCCAGCAGCCTGCACCTGCGCCAAAAGCGCCTCAACCTCAGTACAACTCAAGTTCGCCATAGTCGATCCTCCAGCCTCTTCGTTAGCCAAATTCAACAGGGCTATCTCCAGCAACGACCGCTCGCGGATACTCTTGCACCCAGCCGCAACAGACTCCGTCAACAGTTCCGCCGCCTCGTCACACGAAATCCCGCCCACGCCAGACTCGTTCTCAGCTATCGCCCACAACAAGGCGATCTCCAACATGTCCCGCTCAAGCAGCGACTTGCAGCCAGGCGCTTGCGCCTGTGCCAACAACGCCGCTGTCTCCGTGCAGTCCATGCATCACATCCGGCTCCGGGCCATCACCTCTTCCACAAACCCGCCAAGCCGAGGCTCCTCCTCCTCCACCTCCATACCACCCTTCTTCTTCTCACCCCCCTTCGACTCGTACCCCTTCAGGGGAGTCCCGTCCACCTCGATCAATTCCGCGTTCCCGCCATCGCCCAACACAAGCGTGGCCACAACCTGGAAGCTGTCCCCCTTCGCCAACCCCTCGGGAACCTCAACCCCTTCTGGCAACATGAACTTCGGCATGCACACATCACCCACTTATCCACAATCCAAGTCAAACGAAAAAGCCCGCCCGGCATACACCGGACGGGCCCGCAATCCCCACAACAACAACTCAGGAACAGATGATCCGGCTGAACGATCCCGTGCAACGCCGGAAGATGATCAGGTAACCCTGGTTCGTGAAGATCGGCTCCGGAGCATGGATGAACTCCGCGTAGTGCTGGCCCTTCTTGTCCAGCGGGTCCGGACAGTCGATGCTGTCGGCCAGCTTGTAGCCGCCGGTCACCCACTGCCACTCGCCCATGTAGTTGGTCGGCATCCAAGCCAGATCACCAACCCGATTCACAGGCCGCACGATGTGCGACTTGAACACGAACGGGGTCACGATGTACGCACCCTCGTACTGCGCCGATGTCCAAGACGAATTGACATCGAACACCGTTCCCTTCGATCCAGCCGAACTGGTGAACGGCTGAATCAACGTGTACTTGCCGCCGCTGTACGAGAACCGGGGCGGGTACAGGTTCGGCACATGGCGGAAGTTCTTGATCACACGGTTCGCACCAATGCGCTTCAGCAACTGCGCCCCATCACCCTCTCCCATCTCCGCGTACCGCAGGTCGTCACGGAACTGCGAGTTGTTCTGGGCGATCCGCTGGCTCGCCTCCAACCCGATGTACAACGGGAACACCGGCCCGTCGCTCGAATAGCTGATGAACCCAGACGAGTCCGGATTCGTCGCACCATTCTGGATCAACGTCGCCGCAGCAGAATCCAGCATCTCCTGCGTCAACTCGCTCGTCGCTTGGTTCAGCGCCTGACCCACAGACCCGCTCTGCACCCACGGCAACTCGTTCACACCAGACGGAATCGTGCTCACCGTCGTAAAGCTCGCGTCGGCCACGGCCTTCAACGCATACTTCGAGAACAGGTTCTGATACCGAACCTCCCACGTCCGCTGCGCCCGGATCGACAGCTTCTCCAGATACACCCGAAGAAACGCCTCCACTCGATGATCGAACGTCAGATCATCCTTGCACAGCACCGGGCCCTTCAACGCGAACCGCTCCGGGCTCCACGTCTGCGTGTTGAAACCAACAGGCACCTCGGAGTACGTCACATCACACGCACCCCCGTTCGACCCCGTAGCCAACGTGATCGCGCTCCACTGCTCCGCGCTCACAGGCTCAATGCTGGTCGTCAGGAAACTCGTCTGCGTCAGACCCGTTCCCTGCGGATACTCGCCACGCTCGATCATGTTCAGCCACATCGACCGATACGAGGCCCTCTTGTAAACGTCCTGCGCCAGCGACTCCGTCGCCACCGCAAAAGCGTCAAAAACATTGGGACATGCCATATTCTTTTCCTCCTACTGCTCAACCAAACACCAAGGGCAGGCCAGCCTCCCCACACAGGGAGCCGCCAACACCACCCCCAACCACCCCCGCTGGTCGAGCCACAACCAGCCCAATATGGCCCACGCCCCGGCGACCAACCCGCAAGGCTTCACGTTTAGGGTCGTCAACATCAAGGGACACCGCCACCAAATGTCAAGCCAAACCCTGCGGGGTTGAATTCCTAAAATCCCAAAAATTTTTGTGGGGGGTATGTAAAAGTGAACCACCCCCAAAAGGGGGGCCCGGAGCCCACGCTCGGCAAACTTTGCCCACCAGGAAACTATCTTTTACGTGCGCGAACGGCACGCTTTGTGAAGCAAAGCGGCCAGGCTGGTAGGACGCGAAATGTCCGACCACCGTGTCGCACAACACATATTATATTTAATCGGACGCCTCCTCCCTGCTCGGCGACACGGTGATCTCCCGGTCAGGCAACGCTCCGAGCAGGGTGAGGCTTACAGCTGGGATCGCCTGCGCTTCCGACCACCCAAAAACGGTCGCGGCCCGCTTGGTAAGGCTTCCGAGCACCGTTTCGAGCTGAACCTCCTCCTTCATGTCGTCGGGCCGCAACTCCGATACCCGATCCAGGGTTGTCTGGATGTTAGACGCCAGTTTCGAGCGGACCTGGATCCCGATTTCCTCGATGGGTTTTTGGGGGATTGCCGGGGGAATTCCCCTTTTCTCTGATTGGGTGATCTCTTTGCTAGGCAAAGTTTGCCTAACAGAATTTGCCGACTTCTGCCACCCACCTTTCACTGCATGATAGCGCACGGCGGTCATGTGGCATTGCAAATCATTTGCAATTACCTGGAGTGATTCCCCGGCTTCGTATCGGGCCTTGGCTTTGGCAATTTGTTGTTTTGAGATTCTCGCCATACAGCGGCAGTATTATCCATTTGACCGGGGCGGCAACGGCATTTGTTCCACGTGGAACACTCAGAATTCCCAACCATGCAAACGTTCCACGACGCAAGCTGTTAGCATGGAGCCGCTTAGAATGAAAATGCGTTTTTCTGCAAAAACTTGTTGCGCGAAATCGTTGAAAGTAGCAACGTGTCCATGTCGGAAGCAAATCAATTCAACGCCACCATTGCCCGCTAAAACCAACACAAGCCCGGACAACGTCCGATAAATCCAACGCCACCCATGAAAACCACCACCACCACCGACCAGTGGGCATCCTTTGAAGCCGGCTTGTCGGTGCTCTTTCGGAGCCTGATTCCGGACATCCGGGACGAATACCGGGCCTCGGATGACCTCGACGACGAAACCCCGGGAATGCTGGTCACCATCGGTGCCACGGTGCAGCCCGATGGGGAAATCGTCTGGAATTACCAGACGGGGGACAACTCGTTCACTGGCGGGGCATACGGACACCCCGTATGGGGCGTCGTCTCCCTGTTCCGGGATTCGGAACCATCCGAATTGGCCCGGGAATGCGCCGATCAAATCTCCGACAATCTTCCCGCTTAATTCCACATGAAAACCAGATTCCGGCCCGATGGATCTTGTCGCCAGTGTTCCGGTGGGTGGCTTTGCGTTGACTGTCAACGCGAGGGGTTGGAGCGGGACAAGAAACTATCAGAGATAATCCGTGCAACGTGTGAGCGTGCGCGAGCTTTCCAGATTATGGAAATCTGTGCACGCCACGAATTGGAGTCGGACGAATTCCGCACGCGGGAGGAGAAGGCTCTTGAGTTTTTTCCGTGACCCGACAAGCGCCCCGTTCCTTCGGAGCGCGGGCGAAGTCGGGACACAAAACAACAAAACGAATCAACCTATGCGATACACAAAGCAAATGCGACGGGACAACTTGCTGGAACGGCTGGCCAAACTGGGCATTGCCTCCGCCATGGCGGAGCGGCTCCTAAAGGCGGAGCGGGCTCTCCAGCGTTGGGCGGAGCTGGAATGTGGAGATTCCAACGAGTGGGCGTCGTGGCATGTGGAGCGCGACGAAAAGACTGGGAAGCCGTATCGGGTGACAATCCCCCACCGTGGAACTACCAAGGACCGCCGCTACCCCATCCGCGACATGGAACGTGCCGCGCTGCGCTGGGTCCGGGAGATTGCGGAACCGCTGGGCCTTGTTTGGTACCATCAAACGGACCCACGTGGGTGCTCCCTGTATGTCGGGCGGCCTGAGATGCTGTCCGGCCCCAACATCTCCACCTGTTACACCGACCTGGTTCCGGTTTGCTTCTGAACCGCCAAACAGAAACAGCCATGCATCAATTTACCATAGGCCGTGATTCCAACGGCAATAAAAGGGTTCGGGTGACTTTCCCGGGCTGGCGCGGATTCTCCGTGCAAACCAACGGGAACCTCCCGCGCACCGATCGGGACGGGGTGGGGCCGTGGACTGATGGGGAGGTGGCGGCATGGGTCCGGCACTACGGGACACTCCGCCAGAAGGATTTCATGGGGATCAAGTAAACCAACCAAAAGGAACAAAATGAACGCATGGAAAATATCTGGCCACCACGCCATCCGGATCGCAGAGCGGGACGGGGTCACACTGTACAAGGCGGCGGATCCCACGGAGGGTTTTCGGGATGGGCTTTCTGTGGAGGAAGCCGACAGGGTGGCGGCTTGGGATCCGGGCCTGGTTTACTGCATTGTTGAACCAACTGGCTGGACTGGGGATCCGGACGGGCTCCAGGTGTGTGACTATTTCCGGGGGTCGCTGAATGGCCACGCCCGAAGCGGAGCCACCTATTTAGGGCCAGACGACACGGGGAACGAGCCGACGTGGCGGGACGCGGTGCTTAGGGCGACGCATACACCTGGGCCGTGGGCGGTTTTCGTGCCTGGAAATGGCTCCTGTTATGAAGGCGGTGACGCCCCGGCCACGATCCGCGCTGGCGGGATTTATGTAGCGGCGATGCCTGGTAGCCGCGCCGGCGGCATTTCATTTGGGAAAGCCGTGAGGGCCAATGCCAACCTGATTGCGGCAGCGCCGGAACTGCTGGGGGCGTTGGAGGTGGCGCTTGGTTGGCTTGAGGCTGCCCGGGACGAGGAGCCTGAAGACTGTGACAACCATGGACTGGATGCGGCAATCGAGCAAGCCCGCGCCACCATCGCAAAAGCAAAGGGTATCTGACCCCGCCATCGCCGCCCCTGGGTTTCCGGGGACGGCGTGGGCGTGGCCAATACAGGCCCGCGTAAACACACAATCAAATAACATAAAAGGGTTACCATGAAAGAACCTTCTCGTTGGTTTCGGGTGCGCGGGGTGGTGCGTGGAACGGGTGTCCGCATTGCTCCGGTGGTGGATGCGACCAGTGCGGAAGACGCTTTGGCGCGGTTTCCGGTGCTGGCGGAGGCTGCGGCGGAGGAGCTGACGCCGGAACAATTCCGGATGGAGGTGTCGAGTTGGCCACGCGCCCAGCTGTTGGCTTTGGATCGGGACAACCTGGAGGGCGTGCGATGAAAGAAATCGGAATTGGAACCTGGTGGAGTCCGAAGGAGGACGTGCGCGGAAGTTTTTCGATGCGCGTTACGGCAATCGAGGGGGCAACGGTGTATTTGGAAGCTCCACTGTGGAACGGCCACTGCTTGAGCCATGAGGCGAGCGTGTCCGAACTGCTGGAGAGATGGGTGGAGGTGCGGGAATGAAGGCGAAGCTGTTCAAACTCCAGTTTCATACCGGGATGGGTTGGTGCGATTTGAAGATGCAGGTGGATGGGGCGTGGCGACCGTGGCTGATTGCGGGCGAGCGGGAGGCGTACCGTGAGCGGGACTGGTGGGCGTTGAAGCACCGCGAGGAGAACTACCGGGTGGTGCTGGCGAAGGTGGAGGAGGATGTGGACGTGTACGTTGAGCCTGTGGAGGCCCCTGCGACGTGAAAGCAGACAATGTGATTACGTCGTTCCAAGTGGATTACAGGAAGCGAATGAGTATGTGGTGAAAATTCAGAACAACAAAAACGGAAAACAATGACATGGATTCTACCAAGGCAGTTACACACGTCGGCTTGTGCGCTGGATACGGAGGCATTGAGCTTGGACTCAAGCGAGTCGTCCCAAATCTGCGCTCAGTCGCTCTTTGTGAGATCGAAGCGTTTGCCATTGCGAACTTGGTCGCAAAAATGGAAGCGGGACTCATGGACCCGGCACCTATCTGGCCGGATCTTAAAACCTTCCCTTGGGGATCGTTTCGTGGCGGCGTGGACATCCTCACTGGAGGTTACCCCTGCCAGCCATTCAGCGCAGCCGGCAAGCGGGCTGGCAAGGACGACCCCCGCCACCTCTGGCCTTGGATCGCAGATGGAATTGCTGCCATGCGACCTAGGCTCTGCTTCTTCGAGAACGTCGAAGGACATATCAGCTTGGGGTTGCGCGACGTCATTGAGGACCTGGGAAGACTGGGTTACAGAACGACGTGGGGCATATTCAGCGCGTCTGAAGTCGGCGCTCCGCACCAGCGGAAGCGGGTCTTCATCCTGGCCCACTGCAACAGCGCGGGACTGGAAGGATGGCACAGCACAATCCTGCGCAAATGTCCCGGTGAACTGTCTGCTAGCCAGAGCAGTCCATGTTGGCCATCCCGCCCGGGACAACCACAGCACGAATGGGAGCCACCAAGGACTGTCAAAGCAGTGGGCGACACCGAGGGCCGGAAAGACGACGGACGAGAATCCCGAAACATGGGCCGAGAGACAAAGGAGAGGCGACGTCTCGACGATGCCGCTGACGGCACAGGTCAAGCAGTGGGCCACGCCGTGTGCATCGAATCCAAACGAAATGGAGACGCTAGAGAGTTGGAACAGGCGCCAAGCCTTGAACAAGGAGAAGCATCGGAATGGGAATGGGTCGGGAACTCCGCTGGCAATTCAAATTCAGCAATGGCCGACACCGCTTGTCGGACTTGGGGAAAAGTCCCACGGACAAATGAGCGGCCAATTCCGCAGGGAAATGAGCGCGAAGATGGGAATCAACAACGCGAAACTCAACCCCCGCTGGGTGGAGACGCTTATGGGGCTTCCAGTCGGCTGGACCATGCCGAGCTGTACGTCGCCGGTGACAATCGAACCGACGAACTCCGACTCCTCGGCAACGGGGTAGTCCCGGCCACTGCGGAGATCGCGTTTCGGACACTTTTCGCAGAACTTTTGAACCCCCTTTAAAATGCCCCACAAGCTCGCGAGGGATTGGATTACAACCATCGAGGGCGCATGAAGTCGTGAAAATGTTTGTTTTCAGGAAAATTGATGACGGCCTGTTCGTAAGCGGACTCAAAGTCTGCGACGAACTCGCTTCCGACCTGCCAGGAAACCCGATTGACAGCGATTTTCCTTTCCTCCTGCTTTTGGACGACGTGGCCGCGCAGCTTTCCCTTGATTTCGGAAATTTCCCAATCCGCCCAAGTTTCAAGGTGAACCAGTTTCGAGTACCTTCGCCGAAGCCGCTTGTTCACAAAATCAGCTCTCGCTTGGAGCGTGTCGAAATAGGACGCCGAAAGCAGGAGGTTGCATTCGTGACACGACGGAACAAGCGGGCCGCTAGTTGCAAAGGCGTCTTGTCCGCCGCGTTCGTAAAGCCGTGTCATCGAGAACGGGATGACATGGTCCCTGTCGGTCGGCTGCACGCCGCAGTAAAAACAGTGAGCCCACGTCCCAAAGTTGAAGCGCCTCGGCATCCAGTTCACGATTTGCAGGCATTGCTGTTCGGTAATGGTCTTGTTTTTAAAGTTTTGAGCCTTCATTCCCGAAAAATGGAGCCCCAAAACCACAAAAACAAGCCCAATCAATTCTACGGCTCGATTTCCGTTCTTTTGCGCCGATTCGATTCGCGCCTTCCGAACGCTTGGCGACCCCTTTCCGGCGCAGCGCGGGGCATTCCCGGTTGGCGGTTGAACCCCGGTTTCGGGGACGGAGGAGGGGGTGGTGGGATTTTTGGATGCTTGGTTGGTCGGAAGCAGGGGTGGGTTTTTGCGGAATCCGCGCCCCGCCTCAGCAGGGGCGAGAGGATTTCCGTAAAAACTATTCCCTTTTAAGGGAATATTGTATTCCCTTTAGGGGATATTAGGAGGGTCTATGGGGAGTTTTGGGGAACAAAAAAGAACATGATTGTGTGGGTTGTGAGCTGAAAAGGAGTTTCGTGGGAGTTCTCTTAGGAGTGCCCATGGGGAGAATGGAGGGAGTTTTATGGGAAACGAAGAAAAGCGTGATGCGTCGTTGCGTTCGTTGTTCGGTGGGATGCCGCCTCTGCGGCATAGCCGGGAGCCGGGGGGGTCGGCTGTTTTGGCCCACGTTCAGGGTGTGCTGGGGTGCGACCTGGAACGGGCGTCGAAGGCGTTCGATTCCATGCGTAATCATCGGAGCCGGGTGCTGGTTTTTGATGGCGTGGACAAGACTTGGCATGGGTGCTACTGGACGCCACCGGAGGAGGAGTCGCGGGATCGGAAGATTTGGCGTGAGATGATGGCGCTGCACCGGGACTTCGCCGTGTTGAGGGCCGAGTTCCGCAAGCTCAAGAAGAAGGTGTCTGGCCAGCGTGGGAAGGAGCGGGAGAAGCGGGGGGAGAATCCAGATCCAGCGCCGGATCGGGAGGACTCATTCGATGTCGCACTGAAGAAATCTCGCGAGGCATCGAGCGCAAAAGGCGAGCTTTCCGGTTCCAGATTGTGGGCCGGATGCTGCGATGGATGCGGGTTCCCGGAAGTTGTTGGCACAGAACCGAATCTGAGATGCGGTGGCTGCAATCTTCCGTACTGCGGAGTGGCGGCGTAAAAGATTTTTCAGGAAAAGACTTGTGGCGACTAGGTGTTGCTGCAAACTAAACGAAACGACGGTTAAACAAATTGAAAGGAAGAACGAAATGAGCGAAATCAAAATTGATACAACACGCAGCTACAACCGGGCGCTCAAGGACGCCGTTAACAGTGGCGCTGTGCAAGCGTGGGTAGATGGCAAGCCAATCGAATACGCAACGAACAAAGAGTCTTCACAATGGACCTTGTTCACTGGTGAGTCCCCGGTCTTTTACACCCCGGGTTTCATCTGGCGTCCCGCAGCGGAACCGAAGCTGCGTCCGTGGACCCGTGACGAGGTGCCTCCGGGATGCGTCATCCGGTTAAAGGCGGATCACTCTTATTGGGTTGTCGTCACAGCCCGTTTTGGAGGGCTGCTGAAGCTGGGCGTGCTCCGTCAGCCCGACGTCAACAGCCCATTCGACGAAATCAAAAGCCATCCAGAAAAGTTCGAGCACTCCACCGACTGCGGGAAAACGTGGCACCCGTGCGGGGTGGTGGAGGGAGACAAGTGAGCGACACCCCAAGGACGGATGCGGCCGTGTTGGATGAACACGATCCAGTCGCCGCGGTTGGTAACCTGTGCCGAACGATGGAGCGAGAACTCGCCGCCATGACCAAGGAACGCGACGAGGCCCGCGCCCGTGTGAAGCGGCTGGAGGAGGCGGGGGATGTGGTCGAGGACGCCGCTCACAGCGTGCAGGACTGGAGTGGGACACGCTTAGGTGATGCGTTGGACATCTGGACCCAAGCCAAGGAGGCCAAGCCGTGAGCACCCACCATATCCTCAACCTTGGGGCCGGAATTCAGTCAACGGCGCTCGCCCTCATATCCCATCGCCGTGAGTTTGGAGTTCCCAAATTCACCTGCGCTATCTTCGCGGACGTTGGGGATGAGCCGCGATCCGTGTACGATCATCTGGAGTGGCTTGTTCGCGAGGTCTCCCCGTCATTCCCTGTCTTGATCCGAAGCAAGGGGATCACCCTGAGCGAGTCTTTGGTTCGTGGCACAAACTCCACAGGACAGAGGGTTGCCTCCATACCGGCTTTCACTTCAAGCGTTCCCGGAAAGCCGGGCGGAATAGTGCGTCGGCAATGCACCAAGGAGTTTAAGATCGAGGTTGTTGAGAAGACTATCCGGCAGGAAATCCTTGGGCTACAGCCTCGTCAGCGCTGGCCGAAGGACGTAGAGGTCCATCAGTATTTCGGGTTGTCCTTTGACGAGGGGCGGCGGGTCTTGAAGGTCCGCGAACGCTTGATCAGTGATGGGAAATCGACCCCACATTTCCCACTCTACGACTCCAGGCTGACGCGGACTCATTGCGTCAAGTACCTAGAACGCTACGGCATACCCCACATTGTCCCACGCTCTGCGTGCGTCTTCTGTCCGTACAAGAGCAACAAGGAGTGGCGGTCGCTTCGGGACAATGATCCGGAAGGCTGGAATCGGGCTCTCAAAATCGACGAGGCCATCCGCTCTACGGCATCTGTGTGTGCGCGGGGATTGGAGGAGAAGCTGTATCTCCACAGGTCTTGTTTGCCATTAAATCAAGCCCCCATCGACGAACCGCAGTCCGCGTGGACGCAGTACGAAATGGGGTTCGTAAACGAGTGTGAAGGCATGTGCGGATTGTGACCAGAGCCGCAATCCAAAGATACACAATTGAAACGAATGGAAAGTAATAATAGGCAGTGATTTACCAACCAAAACCAAAGCAAAAGAATGAAGTTCTACACCGTGAAGGAGGCCGCAGAGAAGCTGCGAGTCTGCACCGAAACAATCAAGCGCAAGATCCGGGCTGGCGGGGTTCCCCATCGGCGGGTTGGGCGCAAGATCATCTTGAGCGAGGCGGATGTCGCCGGGCTGCTGGATGTGTTCACAATTTCCAAGGACTTCAATCCTTGGGCACGCAAAAACAAGACGAACGAGACAAATGAAACCTGAAATGCAAATCGCAACAACCAGCGCATCGCTGGACGTGTACCAGAAGATCCAGAATCCAATCGAGGCCATCGAGAAGCTGGGCGAGATGATCGCCTTCAGCGGGCTCTTTGGATGCTCCAAAAAGGAGCAGGGCCAGGTGCTGGCCATGCAATGCTTGACCGAAGGGAAGCCGCCGCTGGAGCTAGCGAAGACCTACCACATGATCGACGGGAAACTGTCGATGAAGGCCGACGCCATGCTGGCGAAGTTCCAGTTGAGCGGCGGGAAGGTCACATGGAAGGTCCGGACGAACGAGAAGGTGACGGCTGTGTTTGAACACCGGAACCAAAGCGTCGAGATCCAGCACACGCTGGAGGAACACACGGCGAGCGGCGTTGCCGTTGGGCCCAACGGGAAACTCAAGGACAACTGGCGGAAGTTTCCGCGCCAGATGTTGACCGCCAGGTGCATCTCGGAGGGGGTGCGATTGTTGGCCCCGGAAATTGTGTTTGGAGTGTACACCCCGGAGGAACAGTCGGATTTCACCGATCCGGCGACTCCTGTTGGATCCGCGCCCGTTCCCATTGCCGTCAACACGGAAGTGCCGGTGACACCGAAGAAGCAGGAGTTCTCGATTGTTGAGCGGCTGGAAGCAGCCTTGGAGCCACATGAGGAAAGCGTCAATGCGTACCTGCTGGAGAAGCGGGCCATTGGAGAGGGCCAAACCTTCCGCGATCTGGACGCGAAACTGGCCAACAGGATCCTCGGCGACTTGGATGCGTGGTTGAAGAAGGTGTTGGCACCCAAGGTGGAGGTGCAGCCGTGAGCGTGACCAAGATCTACGGAATGTCTGCCGAGGAATACCACGCCAAACCGCACCTCTCGAAGAGCGGCATGGTGGAAATCCTCAAAAGCCCGGCGCACTACCAAGCGTACACTCAACAGCAGTGGGAACAGACACATTCAATGCTGTTTGGATCCGCGCTGCACACTATGGTTTTGGAGCCCCACCTGTTCAGGACGCGCTATGCCTGCCAACCGAACGGCCTGAAGCTGTCAACAAAGGAGGGGAAGGAGTGGAAAGAGAGCGTTGGAGATCAAGAGATCATTTCGTGGGAGGACGGATTGGACATCGTGGGCGCTGCGAAATCCATCAAGAACGCGGTCTCTGAACAGGGGCTGTTGGATGGATCCTACGAGGTCTCCTACTTCGAGACGGCACCAGTGATGCTGAAATGCCGCCCCGACATCGTCCTTGGAAGCCGATTAGTGGACATCAAGACCACTACGGATGTGCGTGAACGCGCATTCAACCGCACGGTGCTCAACTTTGGATACCACATCCAAGCGGCACATTACATGGCGATGACCGGGGCAACAGAGTTTGTGTTCATCGCAGTTGAGACTTTCCCGCCGTATGCCGTTCAGGTGTACTGGCTGGACGACAACTGGCTCGCAGAGGGTATGCGGCTACGCAACCGTGCGATCCAGATTTTTGAAGATTGCTGCAAGGTGGATGCCTGGAGCAGCTACAGCACCGAACCGAAGAAACTTTCGATGCCCGCATGGGCCGTCGATTCAACAAGCGAAGATTAACATATGTTCAAAGTGAACCGTAAGGAAGCGGGAAGCCGCTTCATCAATGAGGAGGGCGAGTACGTCATGTCCATTACGGACGTGAAGGAGGTGATCGGCAAGAACGGTCGCGAAGAGGCGGATCTTTCTTGGAAGACCGAAGACGGTCAGATGATCACGCAACGCTGCTGGAATCAGGAGAACTGCTGGTTCTGGCTGAACAAGCTGGTGCTTGCCACTGGCGCTGACATCCCGGACGGGGAGGAGTTCGACCTGCTGAACAAGCGTGGCGAGTTCGGGCGTTTCCTGCGGATGCTGCTCGATTTGCCAGCCGTGGTTGTCGTCCGGAAGGAGACGTTCGAGGGCAGCGACGGCACGCAGAAGTCGAACTTCAAGGTCAAGGATGTAAAGCCCGTGCCTGCCGCCCCCGGCGGCAACGACGTGGACATCTGATTGGAACGAGTGGGGAGCGCATACTTCCAACGCTCTGCATGAACTGGATCCACATTGGATTGCTGGCGGTTATTTTCGGGTGCGGCTTCGTGTTTGGGATGGTCGCGCAGGAAATCCGCCAGCAGAGATACGAAAACAAATTGCAAGGAAGAAGGTATGACTATTGAAGGTTGGAGGTGCCGTGTGAATAGCTCCATTGAACATCCGGAAACAGATGTTTCAAGTCGTTGGGGCAACAGGAACCAGGAGGGTGCCTGTTTTGTCGCCACGAAAAGCAACAAGAAGGAGGAAGAATGAAAACCGTCAAAGGCAACCTGGCCGCTCCGTTTCCGTGGTTTGGCGGCAAATCCCTTGCTTGCAATGAAGTATGGGCCGCATTGGGCGATCCAAAGAACTACGTCGAGCCGTTTGCTGGATCGGCGGCCATGCTGCTTGGTAGGCCAACCCAAGGGGACATCGAGACGATAAATGACGCCGATGGTTTTGTTGCGAACTTCTGGAGGGCGGTATCAATGGACCCCGATGCCACGGCAATTTTTGCGGATTGGCCGGTCAATGAAGTGGACCTTTTTGCTAGGCATTCATGGCTTGTAAGGCAGTCGGCCCCACTATTGGACAAGCTGCACGCCGACCCTGAGTTCTTTGACCCAAAGATTGCCGGTTGGTGGTGCTGGGGGGCCTGCAACTGGATCGGCTCTGGATGGTGCAGCGGGGACGGTCCTTGGGTCCACGATGGGGAGCGGATTGTTGACTCTCGCCAGCTCCCGCATTTGGGGAACGCCGGGCGAGGCATCAACCGCCAGCTCCCGCATTTGAGCGCCGGGCAAGGCATCAACCGCAAGCTGGACGATGCGCGTGAAGGCGCACGTCGGGATTACATTTTTGAATGGTTCCGAGCCTTGAGGGACAGGACAAGAAACGTCCGGGTAGCTGCTGGAGACTGGTCCCGTGTTCTCGCCGACAGTGTTACCATACGCCACGGGCTAACGGGCGTGTTTCTTGACCCGCCGTACACGAAAGGGGATATGGATTATTCCGCAAAGGGAACGGGGGGTGTGCTGGCATCTTCGGTTCGTGATTGGTGCAAAGAGAATGGCGACAATCCAAAGCTGAGAATCGTTTTATGCGGTCACGCTGGAGAGCATGATGATTTGCTTTCAAAGGGATGGCGGACGCGCAGTTGGACCGCCAAAAAGGGTTATGCCCTCACAGACGCCGCGAAAGAAAACTCCAAAAGCGAAACGCTTTGGTGCAGTCCGCATTGTATTAAGAACACAACCACCCCAACAACACTCTTGTGACAACCATGTGTGGCTCAATCCCGTTCTTGGTCCATAAAACATGACACTTCGTTCCTACCAGCGGGCTGCGGTTGAGTGGGCAAAGACTTCCGGTGGCGGATTAATCATTGCTCCGGCAGGAAGCGGCAAGACGGTGATTGCTGCAAACATCCTGAAACACCACCTGGAACTGGCTGTCGGCACAAAGGCTGGATGGCTTGCGCCAACGCTCGACACCTGCGACCAGGCGAGGATTGCGCTCGGAAGGGCATCCATATTGGACAGAGTGACAGTGCGCTGCCCCCACGAAAGTGTGACATTCAGCGACTGCGACTTCCTGGTAGTCGATGAATGCTTTCCGCCAGAAACAGTGGTGTCTGGCATTCAAATCAGCAGGGTTAAAAAAGGCGACATGGTTGATTCGTTCAATCACAAAACTGGCCTTGTAGAGAAAAGGCGCGTTTTGAATGTCTTCAAGACACGACACAACGGCCCACTATGCGTCGTTTCCTATTCCGGCACACAGGTTTTCTCCACTCCAAATCATCCGTTTTGGAACGATGGAACGTACTCGCCAGCATTATCGCTGGACGCCGGGGCATCACTGCTTACCATTCCACCTTATGAAAATGGAATGCTGTCGTGTCTGCAAAACTGGAATCGAACGCGGTGGTCATTTTTCAAAAACAAGGCGTCCAATCTGCTCGGAATGCTTCGCGGATTTTCGGAATCAGCGAAGGAGGCGTGTTCAGTCGGTTTGCGCTTGGTGCTCAATTCAGGTGGAGTGCTCAAACCTGAATCCGTCTTACCAGAGTCTGGATGCATTTCGTCGCGGTCGTGCTTATTGCAGCGAGAAATGCAGGGATTTGATGGTTTCAAAAATGAGTTCAGAGCGGATGTCGGAAACAAACAAGAGAATGGGGCCAAGAATTTCGGAGTGGATGAAGGCGAGGAAGGTTTCGGACGAAACCAGATTGAAGATTTCCAGGTCGTTAAGGGGGATCAATCACAGGCCGGTTGTAATTGGCGGCAACGGAAGGGGGCCGACAGAAGCCCAGAAAAAACTCGCCTTGGAGTTTGGCTTCAAAATGGAACACGCAATCGCAACGGCTGGCTGTGGCGTTCAGTGTGTTCCGAATTGCTACAAGGTGGATTTGGCCTGCCTAGAAACGATGCTGGCAATCGAGGTGGACGGATCCTCTCACAATTCAGGGCTGGTGAAGGAGAGGGACGCGAAGAAGGGAAAGGCGTTGTCCAATCTAGGCTGGACAGTGTTGAGATTCTCCAACAAGGAGATCCTCGGTGGAGAAAGCAAATGGCGGGAGACCATTTCGTTTACAATCTCTCGATTGAAGGAAACGAAAACTTCTTTGTAGGAACAGGCGGACGACAGGTGCTTGTTCATAACTGCAAGCACGCACCGGCTGAAATTTGGTCCAGAAACATACGCTCATGTCCCGGTCTTTGGTTTGGGCTTGATGCAACCCCCTGGCATGACCGGGACGTGGATCGCAATGCGGCGTTGAGGGAGATGTTCCCGAAGATTTTCGAGATCAGCCGCGACGAGATCGGTGAATCACTTGCGGACGCCAAGCTCGTCTGGCGCGACGACACCGATGGGGGGCTGGACAGGCGAATCGACATGAATATCGAGCGGCTGATGTCGGCTCGGTCTCGGTACATGAGGGTTCCGAAAGAGGAACTGCAAGCGATGTGTGCTTGGGAGTCCATCGTTGACATCGGCATTGCGGCCAACGTGACGCGCAACGCCGCCTGCGTGGCTTATGCGAACAGCCATCCGGATTCGCAGCGGCTCGTCCTTGTGCCTCGCGTGACGCTTGGCGAGGAATACGAACGAAAGATACCCGGTTCTGCACTGCTGCATTCAAGCGTATCCAGAAAGTCGCGTCGCGAGATTGTGAATGCTTTCCGTGCAGGAGATTTGAAGTGCATCGTGGCCACTTCCTTGGCCGACGAAGGGCTTGATCTGCCAAATGCGGAGATGTTGGTGATGGTGAGCGGCGGGAGGTCTTCGCAGAAGACGATCCAGCGTGCGAGCCGCGTGCTTCGGAGTTTTCCGGGAAAAAACTTGGCGACGATACTTGATTTCGCCGACAGATTCCATCCAATAGCGGAGCGTCAGGCGAAGAAACGGATGGCCAGCTACAGGTCTCTGGGGTGCCTGATCGAGACTGGTAACAAATTCGTGGTCAAAAAATGAGTGTGAAATTGAATGAATGGAAGCTGTTCGGTGCCTTTGTGACCGATCCGCGAATGAAGGAAACCCGCACGGGAACACTGCTTTGTCGGCGCGTGATTTCAGTGCCGAGGGGGTGGCATAACCCCGATACGGGGCTTTACGAGGAATCACACGATGAATTCGAGTTGTGTGCGTGGGGCCGCGTTGCCGAGGACATGGAGGCCGTAAGGCACGGGACACCCGTTCTGGTCATCGGCAAGCTGAAGCTGGAACGATGGACCGACAATGGAGAGATGCGTCAATCCATGCGCCTTGCTGTCGATTCCGTTCAGGCCGCCTGCGAGGTGTCGGAATGAAAACCATCGTGGCAATCGACCCAGGTGTTTCAGGAGGCGTTGCGATATGGAGCCCCGATGGCATTGAACTACATCCGATGCCGGAGACGCTAACCGAGATTTCGGACCTGCTTTACAGGGCGAAACGCTCTGGGTCAGAACTTTGGATTGAAGAGATTCCGAAGTTCACAGGGAAGAACATCCCATCCAGCACGACCGCCGTGCTGTTCCGGAACATGGGCCAATGCGAGGGGCTCGCTGTGGCGTTTGGCTATGCGCTGAACCGTGTTCGACCAACAGAATGGCAGGAGCCGCTGGGGCTTGGCGGTCGCAAGTCATGTAATTCACAGGATGAATGGAAACGCAAACTGAAGAACAAGGCTTGCGAGCTGTACCCGGAATTGGACGTGACGCTGAAGACGGCGGACGCACTGTTGATTCTTCGGCATGGAATCAACAACCCCACCAAATAATGGAAGAGGACATTGTCGTTCCAACGGAAGCCATTGCGGGCGCGTTACGTGCGATGTCTGAAAGGATTGAGACTGAAGACGGGCTTTTGGAACACCTGCTGGTTGACGCTGCGGACAGGATCGAGGCATTGGTTCGCCTGACGAAAGCGCAGTACATCGAGATTGAGATGCTGAAACAACGAATTGGGTCCAAGGAATGAAACGTCGTTTTGCGTGTTCAGATGGGTTTTGCGGTGCGGAAGACTGTGAAACGTGTCGGCCTGACCTGATTCCCGAAAAAGAAGAAGATTTGCAGGAGGAGAGCGAACCCATGTAAGGAAAACAGTGTGAATGTGATATCCACAAGGAAAAGGGTGATGGCTGTTGGTTGCTCGCACGGCAATCGGGCCAACAAGGACGCTTTGGCGGCTGCGCTGCTTTTCCGGGATCAGTTCAAACCGGACGAAGTCATTCACCTTGGAGATGCATACGATCTTGCGAGCCTGCGGACGGGGTCCATCGGGAATGAGAAGGATCCCGATTCAGTGGACGATTACGAAAAGGACATCGACGAGGGAATCGACTTTCTACACCAGTTGCGACCAACGGTGTTCTGCATGGGAAATCACGACGAACGCGCAGAGCGTCTGCGGCACCACCACAACGCCGTGATCAGGGGTTACGCGCAGATGCTTTGGGACCGGATGATGGCACCCATAAAGGAACATTGCCACACGTTCATTGCACACAACGACGTCCATGATCATTCCTGGTATCGGCTGGGCGGGTTCAAGTGGGGGCACGGCGTCTTGTACGGAGAGAACTTCATCCGGGACTCCGCCGAGACGTTTGGAAATTGTGTGATAGCCCACGCACACCGGGCCGGGATGGCCACTGCCAGGACAAGTGATCACTCGATTTGCCTGTCGCCGGGGACACTGGCGAATGTGCCTGCGATGGAGTACGCAAAGAAAAGGCGATCCACGCTGGCGTGGAGCCACGGCGTAGTCTTCGGCTGGTACGACGACGATTCCTCGGAACTTTTGGTACACCAATGGAAACAAGGAGAAAACGAATGGAGACTTCCGAACTTTTGATGCTGCTGCGCGACTTAACCGTCGTCAAAAACCCACCTCCGGAGGGGTGGTACACAACGGAGGAATGGGCGCGGAAATGGGGCGTGGCAAACCGGACGGCCAGAACCTACCTGAACACTGGCGTGAAGAACGGCTTGATGCAGACCGGGATGTATCGACCAGAGGGCGGGAAACAGGTAGTGCCCCACTTCAAGGAGAATGAAGACGACGATAGTGTTGCCGCCAAAGGATGCGCGAAAACCAGCGGGAAATGACGATGACCTCCTCCTCGGTGGCGTGAGGAAAAGAAATGTGGAAAAGTTCGTGGACGAGGGTGTCTAGGCGTTCGTATTCTGACTGGCGCGGGTCGATTTCGACGAGGTTGATGCCGTGCACAGCTTGACCCACACAGCGTTCGCGACCCAGCTTTCGCTCGACGATTTTGACCCGTGGCAGGTTCATGGGTCTTAGTGGAAAAACCAAAAGGAGAACAAGCAAATGGAAAACAAACCGCATACGCAAATAAGAACAAAACAAGACATGGTCCGGGAGTTCATGCTGGGCTTTGGGCAGGAGGTGAACGACCGGCCCAAAATGCCCGGCATCAAGCAGCAGGGATTTCGGCTTTCGCTGAACCTTGAAGAGCTTTTCGAGATCATGGCAGCCACCGATCTGGTGGAGCGCGTGGATGGGCTGTGCGACCTGCTCTACACCACCTACGGATGGGCGGAGACGGTTGGCGTCCGGCTGACCAAGGTGAGCGAAAACGAAGCCGACACCCTGCCGTCAGACGTGGACGACGAGAAGCATTTCAAGTGGCTGGCGCAATGCTGCATGGGCGCTGCCGTCTCGTTCACCGTGGACGGGATCGCTTACTGGCTGTCGGAAATCATCGACGCCGTGTATTCGTGGGGCGAGAAGATGGGCGTTGACGCCACCAAGCTGGACGCATGTTTCGAGGAGGTGCACCGGAGCAACATGTCAAAGTTTTGGACCCCGGACGAGATTGCCTCTGCGCCAGCGGATTGGACGAGGGAGTTGACCTACGGTGACGGCTACGTGGTCAAGGACGCCAACGGGAAGGTGCGGAAAAGCCCTTCTTGGAAGAAGCCGAACTTGGAGGAGGTTTTGAAATGAGAGCACTACCACCGCAACCTATTACGCCTGAAGAACGACAGGCGATTCTCGACGCCGCGCCCAAGTTGGTGAAGTACGGAATTGACATGGGATGGATCAAGCCTCCCAAGAAAGAGCCGCTAGCGTGGTATCAGAAGAAGCCGCAACCGGATACCAATGCGCTATCGTAATCGAGAGAAGCGTTCCGTGGTGGTGGAGATCATAAGCGACAACGCCATCATTCGGATCGCGCAAACCAAATGGGATGGAATCGTGTACATGGATGTCCGCAATGGCGAGGTGTGCACGCGCCCCAAGGGGGAATTCCATCGCATTTTTGAGCCCGTGACCGATGGCGACAAGGGCTGAACAAATCAGGGCGCAGAAAACCCTTTTTGACGCCTTCCGGAAGCACACGCTTCATGTCAAGTTCTGGAGCAAGGCCATGTTGACCCCTCTGGAACTTGAACTCATTTTCAAGAAACAGGACAAATACGAAAAGGCACTTCAAATCATCGCTTCAACGGATGTTCTCCGATCCGGGGAAATAGCCCGTGAAGCATTAGGGCTGTCCGAAGGACCGTCCGAAATGGAATGAGCACAAATGCAAATCGACACGAAAGAGCGCGCCAGACGCTGGCTCGCAAAGGTTCCCCCGTCCATATCCGGCCAGAACGGTCACTCTCAAGCGTTTGTCGCTTCAACCGGGCTGGTGCACGGGTTTGAGTTGTCGGAACAGGACGCGCTGGCCCTTCTGGAAGAATGGAATCGCGCCTGTAAACCACCTTGGTCGCAGCGCGAGCTGCTGCACAAGGTGCGCGAAGCCGCAACAAAACCACACTCCAACCCTCGCGGTTGGCTCAAGGTTGGTGGACACAGCGCACTGACACCTGTTTCGCCGATCGGCAAGTTCATCGTTTGCCGTTCAGAATGCCTCCCGCCAGAGGAGGACTCCTTCGAGAACATGGCCGAAAAGTTCCTGCGTCACTGCTTTGAGCCGGACGAGCTGGTGTGCATCTGTACGGAGATGTTTAAGGCCGATGACGGCCGAAGTGGTCCCGCCAACGGCGGCATTTATCTGAAGCGGGACGAGTGGCTTGAAAAGCACTTCTCTGGCAAGACCAACCCGCTATTTCTGTCGGAAGGGTTTCGTGGTGCCTACGTCAGAATCAATCCGTGTTCGGACACAAGCGGAACCGATTCTGGCGTGTCCATCTTTCGCCACGTCCTGATCGAAATGGATGAAAGGACGAAGGAGGAACAATGGGCCATCCTGAAGGATTCGAGGCTTCCGCTGAGTGTGGTCATTGACTCTGGGGGGAAGAGCCTCCACGGCTGGGTTAGGGTCAACGCCTCCAGCCGCGAGGAGTGGCAGCAGCGCCGGGATGTCATCTACAAGCATATCGAGCACTTGGGGGTTGATCCCAAGAACAAGAACGCCTCCAGGTTCTCGCGGCTTCCGGGTGTGATGCGTGATGGGAAGCAACAGCGACTCGTTGCAGTCAACCAAGGGTGTGGAACGTGGGATGAATTCATCGACCACCTTGAAACGATTGATCTCCCCAAATCAATCGGCCCAGCGCAGATCCTTGCTTACGATCCGGAGAATGATCCGGACAACCTGATTGGTGACCGATGGTTACGACGCGGCTCAAGTCTGCTGTTCGTTGGCCAGTCTGGCGTAGGTAAAAGCACCATGCTGTTGGATCAAGCGATGAAGTGGGCGTTTGGGATCCCTTGGTACGGGATCTCCCCTAAGCGGAGATTGAAGATCATCTTTGTGCAGGCCGAGAACGACATCGCTGATCTTTATGACCAGTACACCGGGGCCGTCCGGACAGCGTTCGGGAACCGCCCCGGAGGGGACGTGATACACGCAGCAAAAACGTCCGGGATTGAATTTTTCAGGGAAACGGTGAAGACGGGTGAGGCTTTCACGGTGATGCTTCGGAAGCTGATAAAGAAAACACAGGCGGATGTCGTTTATGTTGATCCGTTGTTGTCGTACATTGGCGGGGACATATCGAAGCAGGAGGTGGCGTCGAAGTTCCTGCGGAACATGCTCCAGCCAATCCTGCTTGAGACGGGCGCGATCCTTGTCGTGGCGCATCACTTTCCGAAACCCAAGGGCAAGGATTCACAACCTGAATCCATCGCAGACATGGCCTACTCTGGCATGGGGTCGTCCGAACTGACGAATTGGGCCCGGGAGGTGTGTGTGTTGAAGGAGATCGGCATGTTCACGCCGCGCAAGTTTTTGTTGGGCCTTACAAAGCGCGGAAAACGCTCCGGAATGCAGGACGCAAACGGGAATTCAGTCGGCCAAATCTGCCTGCAACACGGCACAAATTCTCTAACGTGGGATTACGCTGAGACCCCAAAGTTCAAGGTGGATACGAAGGGGAAGCGGAAGTGACGTGCGACTATTTCTCTTCCGGAAGCTCACCTGAATCGGCGAATTTCTGGATCGCCGTGATGTTTCCTGAAGAACCGATGCGCCTGGAAACGTCTTCGATTGTCTTCATAAAATCAGCACGGGACTTGTAACCAGTGGAGCCTCCTGCGCGAGCGAGCAGCTTGGCAGCCGTCGAGTACATCCCAAGATTGACGAGATCCTTAACAATGCCGAAAGCGCCAGCAGCGGGTTGCCCCGAAGCGGCACTTGTGACGGCTTTGCCCGCTCCAGCAACAAGCTGTTCTTCGGCAGAACCGCGAACGGTAGCGCCAGCCTGTCCGGCAGCTTGGCGGTATTCCAAAAGCATTTTGTAACCCGGAAGGAAATCGTCAACGATTCGTCTGAACAGGTTGTCGCCCAGAATGGTACGGTAACGGTCTGCGACTTCCGGCTTTGAAAGTTCACCGATAATGTCAGTACGTGCCCCGCGTCCGCCAGATGCGGTTGTCTCAATCAACAGGCGTTCAATTTCGGATGCCCGAAGAGATTGAAGCCCAGCACGGGCCTGCGGGTTGCTTGCAGCCAACTTCTCCAACTTCGATACAAGGGATCCGACATCTGCAAGGTTCGGCAAATCCGCAATGGCAGTAGATGCAACAGAAATGCCTATTGGATTGTTGGGGTCCAGAAGGGCGGCAAGTTTTTCCGGTCCAGGCTTCTCCTTGAGCTTGGCCGTAAAGGCCACGAACTTGTCGAGCTGATCCTTGGAGCCAAACCCCAGCTTCTTGAGTGCACCGGGCGATTGGCGCTCAACATTGTTGAGCGTTTCCGCCAGCTTCACAAAGTCAATGTCACCCGTGTTGATGTTGACAGACGGCTCGATCAGCGATGACCGGACAGCCGTTGCCACATCACTGGATGCGGGAACATTCTTTGCTCCACGCTTTCCAAGGTCGTCCAACAGAGAAACAAGGTTGTCGTATGCTGGCGCTTCGATGCCTTGGCGTTGGACCTCGGAAGCCATTGTCGCAGCCATCTGCCCGGTTCTTTGGGTTTCAGGCTTAAACGCCTGCGCGACACCGTATTCGTCAAACCGCTGGCGGAATTCGCGGTAAAACTTGTTAGCCTCCTTGAGCTGCTTGGCAATCTTTGCGCCTTGCGCGGCGTTGTTGGCGGCAGCACCGAAGACGGTCGAAGCCTGTCCGTCAATGCTTTGGGTTATTTTCCCGGCCAAGTCCCGGATGTCCCTTTGCGCCTTGGTCCCGAAGGCTTCTCCGGCATGGTCGGCATAGTTGTACAGCTTTTCGCGAACCTGCCGAAGCTGGTTGAGCGAAAGCGGGTTTGCCGAGTCACGCAATGCCTGAATGTCGGAAGCCAAGCTGGCAAATGCCGGATTAACACCACCCGACCGAAGCTGAGGATATTCGGTCAAGATGCGGGCCGCCTCCTGCGTGACGGACGGGCCCGTTCCGATTCGGAGCGCAAGGTCAAATCCCTCGATGTTCTCGAACGGCTGCACCGGAGCGTACAGGTCATCAGCCTTTGCCTTAAAGGCGCTCTTGGCGTCTTCAACAACGGACTCGATCTTGCGACCCGCTTTGACGATCCGGAACGCGCCCGGTTGGGCCCCCTTGAACAGCGTGTTCTGGATAGACTGCTCAAAGGCTTGCGTGGCGTCTTGGACAGCGCGGGCAGCGGTTTGTTCCTGAACAGTGCCGCGCACCTTTTCGAGGATGGCGGAGGCGTTGGAAAGGTTGGCGGAAGCGTTAGCCACGGCTTGCGCCTCCTCCGCCCCAAGATCCTCAAGAAGTCTCCGGGTCAACTTGTCCGCGCCTTGTGGCTCAAGACCAGTTAGGGATCGAACGGTGGCTGAAATGTTTTCCCCCTGCTGTTCAAGGGCGCGTCGCAGGTCTTGTTGCCCGGCACGCGATGAAACCCTTGTTTCCAAAGCCGCCATTGACGGCATAACCTGCCCCAAAGTTGGCGTCACTCCGATCTTTTCTAGCGGAACAGCCCTTTCGGCAGCGCGACCGGCAAGGGCACCCAATCCCCTTGCAACTCCTCCAGCACTTTCTGTAACGGCAGAAATAGCCCCTGGAATGACGCCGCCGCTCAAGACGTTTTCGCCTTCGGTCCTGATGGCTTCAGCGGCCATGCCTCCGCCGGTCTGCATGGCGACATTGCCGATGCCGCGAAGAATTCCGGCTCCTCTGGTGACCGGAACAGATCCTTGGACGCCGGAAGCGACGACCTCCCTGCCGCTCATTTCCTGACGAGACCCACCAACCCTTTCCAGCACCTGTGATACGGTCTCTCCAATGATGGCACCGAGCCCACTTATCCCGGCAGCAGCTACGGGCCCCATTCCACCAGAAGCGAGCCCGGCAACGATAGGGCCAGCATATCGAGGGATGCTTTCCAGCCCCTGCTCAAGCCGCTGTTTGGCTTCTGGAGAAGCGACAGCGGGGGGAGGCTGGACTTCCTGCCCACCCTCGATTGCCGGGTTGACGTATTGAGAAACAGGCTGCTGGGCTTCTGGTGGCTGTTGGGACTGCTTGACGAAATTGAGCAACGGATCGGCAATTCCTGCCGACCTGTTTACCGCTTGCATGAGTTGCGAGTCCGCCTGCTGAACAGGATTCGTTTGCGCCGTTTCTGTTTGTGCAGAAGTTTCAGATTGGGCGCGTAATGCAGCGAGCACCTGATCCTCGGTTGGTTGAGAATCAGCCGTTAGAACAACACGCTTGCGCGTGCCGTTGTCGTTCACGGTTACGGCAAATCGAGGCATAGGTTACGGCAAAACTTCGATGTTTTCGATCTTGAAACCGCCGCTTGGTGCTGGCTGTGCAGGCGGTCGCACAACGGTTTCGCTCACAAAAATTTCTGGGGAATACCGGCGCTTCAGGGCAGAAGGAACATCCGGGTAATACCGATACGTCTTCGATTGATTTGTCAGGGCGGACTTGAGTGTGTCCGAAAACCCCTTTGAAAGAAGGACGTAGTCATTGCCTCTGGCGGTGCCGACAACGTCATTCATGTTCCGCTCTTCGTTGGCTGTCAACGTGGCACCAAACACGTCTTTCCGGTAATCCTGGATGACCTTGGCAATCTGCTGCTGGATTAACCGCGCTTCCTTCTGTTCTTCACCGGACAACCCGCTGTACTTGCCGCGAAGACGAAACACGGGTGCATCAATCGGTCCAACGTATTCGTTGAAAGCATTGTCGCCGTACTTCTGATTGAACTGGCTGATTCTCTGCAATGCGGAATCCATCTGCATTGCCGCGTTGTCCGCAGCGGTCATCGACGAAAGCGTCTTTGACGGCACCTTGGCCCCGGTGCGGATGATGTTAGAGGCTTCGGCGACAGCCTCTTGGTCTGCCATATCAACCAACCCCTGCTTTGCCAGCGAATCAATCGCGTTCTGGATCTTAGTGTTGGAAACACCGCCGGCCAGAAGGGCTTCATCCTTCCGCCTCCGCATGGTGCGATCCTCCTCCTGCTTTGTCCGCAATGCTTGGATGTCGATGATTGGCACCCCATTCGGGCCGCGCTTTGGAAACCCGGTCTCAGGATCAATTTGGAAAGCCCCGTACTTGACGGCATCTGCAATGAGGTCGGCGTCAAACTTGTCGGCTTGAATCCGAGCAGAATCGGCAGCCTTCATGGCGCGAGCCCGCGCCGAATACTGGTCAAGTCCTTGGATGGCCCTGAATGCTTCCTGCTGGTAGGTCTTTGATTTGAAGACCGGAGCTTGAGGGATCTTGCCCTGTGGATCCGGATTGTTCAGGAAGTCGGCCACCTGCTGGTTGAACAGGTTGAAGGCATCGAACTCCGTGTTCATCGCCTCCTGTTCTTTCAGGGATTGGGCAAGCGCGTTCTCTTGCACGCGCATCTGGAGTTCCTGCGACCGTTGCCGCATCAGTTGCTCTCCAGCCTGAACAGCCATCTGTTGCTGGATGCGGCGATTCTCGATGGCTCGTTGGGCCAAGGAGGCCCCCAAGCTGATCGCCTGAAGCTGGTTTTGAAGGGCGACGTTTTCCATATTAGTGGCCGTAGCCGAACGAGATTTCGTCGCGGGTCATGCCTGGAACGCCCGCATAGAAGCTGGAGGGACGCGGCGAACTGAATCCGTTGTAGGTGCCGCCGCCGTACAGCCCGGCACCGTAGGAGACGGGCCCCGGCGAGGATATGGCGTATGGGCTGGAGGAATACGACCCAGAAACAGGAGCCGTCGTTTGCATTGGCATTGGCGAAGACCGACCCCAATTCATTCCGCCAAGCGCCTGCCCAAACAGCGTTCCGCCGATATTTGAAAGCGATCCACCGAATGCCGCCATCATGGGGTCAGGTCTTGCGGCCTCTTGAGCAGCCGCCAGATCCCGGTTGTACTGCATCGAGTTCTCTTGCAACGCCAAGTTGATGCGCTGCGTCGGGCTGACGAACATGGACGCTACCGACATTGGCTGAACCATTCCTGTAGCACGCTGGCTCTGAATGAATCCCATCGCCTGATTCAGTCCCTGCTGTTGCAGGTTAAGGCTTGTCAGGCCAAGGTCGCGGGCGGTCAATGCGCGACCAAAACCAGAGCTTGCGCCAGCTCCAGACATCAAGGCCCGCCCCGCCGTTGACCGTTGAACCTGCGATGTGACTTCCGGGGAAAGTTCCCCGCGCAGACTTGCGCCGATGTTGCTGCTAGCCTGCTGGACAAGTTGGTCGTAACCGGGAATGGCTCGGCGAAGCTGGGCTTCGAGCGTAGCCTGATCCGCTTCGGTAGCCTTGCGGGAAAGTTCCGTTGCAGACTCGATGGAAGCGATGTTTTGACGGATCGCCTCTTGCTGTTCGCGATTTGTGTCAACGCGGGCGATATTGGGTATGCGGGCGCGTCTTCCGGCTGACATGGCGGATCCGCCAATCATCAAGCCAGCCCCTAGAAGCCCACCTGCAATTAAGCCCATACGTCAAAAAGTGTTGTCGCAAGCCGTTGCCCGTTTTCTATTGTGAAAACAGTTTCTGGCTTGTGCCTTTGGATGTTGAGCGTCAACAACCTTTTGACTTTTTCAAGCGGGAAACTGTCATCTTCTCCGTAACAATGCTTCCAGATAGCCCTTTGGGAATCCAGCGTGAACAAGTCATTCCGGTTGACCATCAGGGCCCGCTGCTCGATTGCCCATGCGTGGCCAATCTTCAAAACCTCTTTGAACATCTCCGGATCAACATGATACCCGAACCGCTCTTGGCATTCGGTCGCCGATTCGGTCGGATCATGGAAAACGTACACCTTCGGTCCCTCCGGCTGGGTGGCTTTGCCAAAACATCCGTAGGTGCAACAATCTGCAACCCAAGCATATTGCCGCCGCAAACCGTCGATGGTCTTCATCCAGTCCGGGTCTAGTGTCGCTTCTTCGTGAAGCCCGATTGAATCCGGGCGCAAAGAAAAGATTACAGACATGAATGCTGACCCGAATCGAGGTAGCCCGGTAATTTGAATGATGGTTCCTTTCATTGGATGGATGCTTGGACCCAAGCGCCGATGCGCGGGATGATGAAAAGCGCAGGCTCTGTCCCAACCGGAAATCCGGCCACCCAAGCGGCTGCGCCGGTGAACATGGCAGCATTGGGGTGGAGTGGCTTTTTTCGATCTCCCAGCGCCCACCTAAGTTTTGCAATGGCGCTGGCTTCAGTTGGGAAATCCGACTGGAACAGGTCGTTGACCTCTTCCCAGCACGGGTCGATTTGGTCCTTGAAGAAGGAATTCCCAAACCCTGGAACCGGCAATCCGGCATTGAGAAAGGAATCGACCACCATCAACGGGTCGCCTCCCATCCGAACCTGAGCAAAGACCATCCTCGCATCCGTAACGGGACCGTGAACCGTTCCCGTTGACAGGATGGCCGAACAGATGGCGTGGTTGATCGAGCGGCTGCCGCAATAGGAATTGACGGCGGCTGCCGTGCTTGCGTTGGGGTTGTTTGAGGCGGAGCAGGAGTGTGCCGCCATGACCTTCCCTAGAAGGGCCGCCGATTTGTCGTCAATGTTTCTGGCAAATGGGAAAAGCTGTTCAATTTGCATCAGAACCATTGTGCACCACCGCCGCCACTGAGTCCATAACCAACCATTCGGATCGTGGCCACGGCGTCCCCTAGGTAGTGCATGGTCTGCTCCTGCAAGGTTTGAACGGCTTTGCCCTCAAAGACGGATGCGTCTTGAAGCAGGTCGCATTCCTCCTTCCGGATGGCCTGAACCATCAGCTTGATGGCCGGTTCACACGGCGGAATCACGTAGTCGTTGGCGGTGGAAACATTCACGTACCGCAGTTTCGCCATTACGGTGACCGGATTGTCGGTGTCCGAATCGCTGTTGCAACGACCAGTCAGAAACGACCTCCGATACTGAGGAAGGGTTTCGTCCGGCTGGTACACGGCAAGGTCCAACTCGGTCAAATCCGTCGCGTTGTACTCGTAAAGCCGCGTCACCGTGTTCGTTGCCTCGCGGATGACTCCGGTAATGGATGTGAACTTGTTGGTAGATTGGACGTACGTGAGGGCCAACGTAAGTTTCTCTCCATCAATCCACGTTGAACCGTCCAAGGTTCGGACCCATTGGCCGTTGGCGTCGTACCCTTGGACAATCAATGTCTTACCAGCATCCGAAGCGTGTCCCGGATAGGCACGAACATAGGAGTTCGTACCAGCAGACATATCGCGATATGTGCAGACGGTTCCGCGATCAATGAGTTGATCGCCGATGCACGTATCAGAGGATATGAGTCCGTAGCCAGCCTCTTGGAATTCGTACCATTGGTTCCGCACCTGGCCGGGGCCCCCGCAGCAGGTTGCAACGCTCTCGATTGTCTCGATCTGGCGAGGCCAAGTGATGCACCCATCGGTCGGGTAGATCGTGAACCTGCCATACGTTCCTGCAAACAGGCCCTTGTGAAGAAGACGCCGACAAGCCTCGTTGATGTAGTCGTACACACGCGAATCGGTCTCGCAGTAGCCGAGAACGCGGGCAACGGATGGTGCGACTTCTGAAACAATGAGTTTCATTTCGTGTAATAACGCCGGGCGGTTCGCTTGATGAAATAGACACCGTAGAACGGAGGCAGGTTGTTGTGCCCCTGCGTGTCATTTGAGTCGCTGTCGCTCACATCGGCTGTGGTCGTGGAACACTCGCCGGTTGTGATGTTGGGGCCCGGACCACCGCCACCAGTGCCTTCAGCGCCGGTAATGGCAAACGTGGGGTAGGATCCAAGATTGTTCCACGTTTTCCCGACAAAGTAGAAATCGTCGTTGTTGGTGGCGATGCGTTGAGCAAACCCGTGAGTGTGCTCGTTGAAGGGGGTTTCCCCGATCACCAGCGTGTGCTTGTCTTCGCCGGAAACCGAAGTCGTGGTGACGCTGGTGGCAACATTGACCGTTCCGCTTGCGGCGAACGCGCCCGCACCAACAGGGAATTTGGCCGCGAATGCGGTATCCACCTCCCACATGGCCCCGGTGTAATCGGTCGGTGTGGTCGATGTTCCGTCTCCGCCGTCGTAAGAAAGCAAATCGGTGGTGTTCCCGACATAGATGCGACGCTCACCAGATGTGATTGAAACCGGATTCAACCGGGCCCAGTAACCGCCTTGGAAATTCCACCAAAAGCCGTCGTTGTCGAGCCACGGGAAGATCTGGTTGGCGACTGTTGGTGCCGACGATCCGGTGTTGAAGAAGCTGTTCCCGATGTTGGAATTGAACGTCGCCACCGTGTTTTGGATGATGACGTTGACAAGCTCCTGGTACGATGCCGGGCAGTAGCCTGTCGGCAACGTGGGCGGCGTGAGCGTGATGAGGTTTGAAAGAGGCATGGCTTATTCAGATGAATAGGTGAACGGACTAAGATCGCACGAAGTAACTGCAACACATTCCCCTTGGGACGGCAGGCATTCACCGACAACCGGCTCCGTGACATCGTAAGCGTGAACCCGCACCGACCGAACACGGCAATAGCCCGTAATCGAAACGCGCACCTGTGTCTCGTACATGTTCCTGAAGTTCACTCCCAAGGATTGGTTGCACGAATCGGATGGCGTTGGAAGACGCATCTTTGTGCGGTATTGCGGTTGCGCGAGTGTCGGAACCGGGCACGCCAGCGTCAGCCCGCATGATTGGTCATTGGTACAAATGTTCCAACTGGTCCAATCAATCCACGACGGATACTGGTCGGGGCGATACCAGACTTCGTAATCGACGCTTCCGACAATGTTGTCCACGAAGAGGTCGCCGGAATCGAGCCGCTTCAATCCGAACGAGGAGTTGTAATTGTACGATTTCGACTCAAAAAACCATTCGATGGGGTTGGCCCCTTCGGAATTGGTATCGTTGATGTCGGACTTACTGATTTCCCAAATCTCGATTCCTCCGGTCGCATTGCGGGACAGGATGAACGCTCGTTCTCCAAATGCATTTTCGCACTTGAGAAGTTGCAGGACGTTTAACCCGGTCCAGATGCCCGCCCATGCTGGCGGCGACTTTTGGCGCATTCCAGTCACGGGATCGAATTCCAGCACGGCAATGGCGCGATGCAGAACCCCGGTATTGCCCCAGTTGATGCCCGAAACGCTGTTCCAGAAGGGCTGACAGGTCATCAGCAATCGGTTTTGGAACACGATGGCGGAGGACGCCCACAAAAGATCGGTTTGGTCGGACGCGAGCGGACGAATGACTTCGCTCGAAATGGGCGTGTTCCCCCATGTGCCGAAGTCCCGGCGGGCAATGATGAAAGAGCGTATGCCGTCAACAGCACGATAGAAAACGTCGCCATTGACAGTGACAGCAGATCGAGAACCCAGAGCGCCATTGGAGACTTGGCTGATCGCCTGAATGGGGTAATTGACAGCCTTCCACACCTCACGATCAACCGGGGCGTTGATGCTGAAGATGTACTTGGGCGTCATCACCAGCAGCGGGCCCTGCCCCAAGGCGGTGTCAAGGTTCCCTGGAACGGCCATCGCCGTGATGCCGCCAGAATCGGACGGAACCGCAAAATCACCACCCTCGTTCAAGAAGGTGTTTTCGGTCTCTTTCAGGACGCTTTCGCGGGTTCCATCTCCATAGACAAGGTCTGTTGCCCGGAAGCTGAATCCGTTGGGCAAGGCATACCAGATGCGCCCGTTGACGTAGGCCATCTGTTTCCCCGTCTTGATCTCGTCATCCTTCGCCCGCCGCAGTTTCGCCCCGTCGAAGATCAGCGGCTTGCTGAATCCGTTCTGGATGATCAAGAACTTTTCCGCCTGAACCATCCATGCCTGCACCCAGTAACTTGGGTTTAGCAGCTCCGCGTCTTCCGATATGAGCGTCATCGTCTTCTGGAGCACGTCGTACAGCCATGTGTTCCCGCCGACGTGGAGCACGATGAAAAGCCTGCCGTCGTCTGAGATGTACGAATGGGCACATTGAAGGTTTCCAGCTGGGAGTGGTCCGTCAAAAAGTCCGCTGGTATTTCCGTAGGTGTAGTCCTGATAAACGAATCCGGGACGCGGCGACACGTAGCCACCCTCGAAAGAGCAGTTGACGGCAAAGGATACGTTGTTGGCTTGGATCAGTGAAGGGCTGCGCCCGGAATCGACGCCGCCATCAAACCCCAACGATCCATCGGAATAGCGTTTGGAAGCCTTTTCGCTCATGCATCAGGAGGTCCGAAAGACAGAGAACTGACTGCCTTGGTCGATGTAGATGTCCTGC